GTTTCCCAGTCACGATCCGTTAGCTTCTCTGACACACTCTCCAAACTTTCGTAAATATTTAGTGAGACGCCCGTTCGATTCTGTCCATGCTCTATATAGATGCAGAAATTCTTTCTGATTCCTTGTCCTTCCCACAAGCTTTTCCATAACGTCTGCTTTGACCGAGTACGCGCCAGTAGCAGTGAGCATAGGTCTTCCCCTATAGTCTTTGGGCACTGCGAAACCCAGCTCAGAGTAGACGTATTCTGCGAGCTGTTTAGCCTTCGACGGAGCGATGCCCTCGCAGAAGTCCGTAAGCGCGTTCGTAAGCGAGATATAGTTTTGTTCTTCTTTTTCTTCAAGTTCTAATACCTTCTCGCAGTCTAACTGCATTCCGTTAAATTCAAGGTCCGCCAAGGCCGGGGAGACTAGGTTGCGTTGGTATGCCACAGCCTCCAGACCTAACTCACGCAGAGTCCGCCTTTGTGCTAGGAACAGTTCTTCCGCAGCCTCGACGTCCCGTATACAGTACCTTAACAACCACCTACGAGGTATCCTCTCAACGGGAAAGCCTTGTTTAATCATCCACCCAACAGTAGCATCCTTACTACCAAGATTGTACCTCGCCAGAGTTCTATCTAAACCTAACTGCGATGGGTGGTATCGGTTTCCTCCGATGACGTACTCTCCGACCATGGTGCAGAAAACCAATGTTTTCCTGAGGTCAACTCCGCATCGTCGAAGCCATCCAAGTTCAAACTTTGCGTTGTGCGCCACAATAAAGTCAGCAGCTTCAACCGCTGCCACAAGCTCATTTTGCTCGAACTCCGACGCAAAACAATATCTCGTCTCTCCCCCTGATACTTTCCAGCAGGCCAGTACAATATGATTATCTTCGCAGACGGGAGACCCTTTAAGTCGTGCGGTAGTTTCAAAGTCAATGACGACATAGTTATTGCCTCGATATAAGGTTGGGTCGGGGGAGACGACGTGCGAAGGAAGCTCCCCCAATCCCTCAGTCAAAGTTACCCCAGGTGCTACCTTCTCCGGTAACAAGGTCAATTACTTTGACAGCACGAAGCCGTAGTGTGACGCCTACTTGCTTCGCCGCAGCATTTACCCAAGGTACTACCTGACCGCGAAGCTGTGCCGTTGTACCAGACCAGATCGCATCAGTAATCGGCGCTTCGTCTGCGTCAATGAGGATCACGGTCTGTTTGAACGGGTCGCCTTCCTTTGGATGCACTACAGCATTGAGCTTGGCTTTAAACTCTACGTTATCAGTAGGCTCTGGCACAAACGCATCCTTTTCCTCGTCTGTAGCGTCCGCAGGGGGTTGCGTGTACTCAATGTCATACACATCTTTCTTTGAATAGGTGGCCGCTTTTTGTGGGTCCAGCTTGGCAAACTCAGCATCCCTAATGCGTTCCATCTGGGCGATAAGGTCTTGTGCCCTATCAAATGCAATACTTGCCTTAGTCTGAAATATCCCTTCCTTGTTGTACCGCACATCGGGCGTGTTAACCCACGGATACTTCAAGACACAGGTAGGTGTCTGAAAGATTTCGTATACAGGTCTATCTTTTGCCATCGTGGTACTCCCATACCAATGTTTTAGGTTATTATTTCGACGTCTTTTTGGTTTCATTTCACGCCATTCATGTGTTGTTTTATACGTGTCCGTGCCATGTTAACAGCGGCCACTGTCATGCCTAATTCCTTGGCTATTTTCTCTGGGGACTCCATGTACCCAAAATAACTCCTCTTTGCCACCCGCCGCAATAGTGCTGACATAGAGGCCCACCGCCGCCGCAACTCCTGTTCTGAGCCTATGAATTCCTCTGGGCTCCCGGCATTGCGATCAGAAAGTGTAGGTGTCGTGTTCTTTACTATAGCTTGAGAGTTCTCCTCTCTCAGACGCCGCCTATTGAGTTCCTTCCGACGATGATCTGAGCAGGTCCCATATATCACAAAGTGCAAGTCTGTGCCTTCTGGGGCCTCCAGCAACCTCACATATACGTCCTGTACTATGTCCTCAAGGTCTGCGTCAAATGGCCGCAACCACTTCTTCATTCTCAGTCTATAGCTATCTACTTTATTGGTTATTGTTTTATCGACTTTCATAGTATATACCGTGTAACTGCTCCGTTTTTAACAAAAGCTCACACCGTGTGAGGTTATTTATGAATCTTAGTGACATATTCCCCCGGTGGCATATCTGTAGGAAAAGCCCAATTAACAATTATCCAATCATCAATTAGAGTCTCCCTATCCCTTACCCCGTCTGCCATATACCCATATATCTGATCTTCTGAGCACACCAAACGAAGATTAAAGTTTGCTTCTTCGTCCCAAGGAGCATCACATGCCCAATTACTCATAATCTACTCCAATGATATGAACTTACTTAGGTGTGGTTCGGACTGAACCGCAAAATGGGTATGTATGCCCGTTATCTTATTCTTTGGGAGGCTTATCACTACTTGCCCCTGCATCTTATTCTGTTCGGTAGCTCCCAACATGACCATGAGGTCTGCCTGCGAGGGAATGCCGGTGTTGGAAAAGTCCACGTCCCCTAGGTCCAGAATGGCCTTGCCGGATGCACTATCACCGGCTTGTGTTACACTCACCACTACGCAAGAGTATCGTTTAGCCCACTCCCGAGCCTGTGTCGCAGCCTTTTCTAGCTGTGTGACTCGGTTGTCATCATGCATATTCAGGTTACGCAACTGATCCAACACCAGCACATGAGGCTCATACTGTTCTATTAGACTGGTAATCTCGCGAGCGGTTCCCGGAGCCAATGACGCCAGTATGAGGTTATCGTACCCCTTCTCCCTACATATGTCGTCAGCCCGATCTGGAGCCTCCATAACCTCTGTCTTGGTCATGTTAGACAGCCTGTTAATGATGCGCATATTGACGTCATCTATGGGGTCCTCATTGCCTATGTATAGGACCGTGAGGCCCTGCAAGAGAAACCCTGCCATCATTTCAATGGTCATCATAGTCTTGCCCATTTCTGGGCGAGCGCATAGTACTATGTGGTGGCCGGGGCGTACTCCACCATCCAGCCTACGGTTGAGAGATTCTGGAAATATCTGTATGAGCCCTGTTCTATCAAACCCGTCACGGACCAGTGACCTGACAGATAAACCGCGACGGTGTTCTTCTTCATCGCTCCCAAAATCTTCTGCGTTGAGTAGTTTATCGTACTGATCGAATAGTTCTCCTGCTGCCTTTCCGGCAAGCATAGCGGCTGCCAACTCATTCCCAACTCTAATTCGTTTGGTTTCCAAGAGGTCAGTGACGACATTTTCCGGGGACGACTCAAAGGAGGAAATATCTGATACAAGATGTCGGAACTCAGCCTTGTGCTTATCTGCACTGACTTTCCGGGCGACGGATTCTGCAAGTAATTCAGCATCGACTGAGAGACAGGCAGGGTCAGCATCATAGTAGGCACATATGCTTCTCCATATGAGCCATCCTCGTTCACTGAAATCGTCACATTCCACATGGTCTGCGACTCGTAAAAAAGCTTCTCTGGATTGTATTGTGCTGGAGAGTACATGCTTTTCCCTCATACATCTAACCTAGTAACAATTCCAGTAATTTTAGTTAAAACATTCTTATTATGAAGTGCAGATTCTTTAGTCCAGCATACTTGTCTATTCATTTGATTTTATCCAGTATCATCTTGACTCCCCTAACCTGACGGATACAATCATGGTCGGCTCTGTGTCGTACTAGGTCCTTGTCATCTACTTTACGTATATTCACGCGATGCCTGAACAGTGCGTAGAGTGTCCGTGTATCCTTCTCCTGCCGGTAGTGCCACGGAGCCTTGTCATTGTGACCCTGCTCCACACTGTAGGCGTGCCGCAGTATGCTAAGGTCAAACTGCACACCATTAGCCCACACACTGCGTCCATTAAACTTGTAGGACTTCTGAAACCCGGTAGATTTCAACCACTTATCTAATTCCACAAGGGCACAGCCGGGGTTGTCCACCACGTTCATCTTTAGAGACTCTACAGCAGCTTCTCCCTGCTCTTTCCACCAGTCGACTGTACGTTGGTCTACGTGG